GCCTTCTGGTGGAGGAGCAGCGGTGCCTTCTCCGCCTTCTGGTGGAGGTTCAGCACCCATACCTAATTCAGCACCACCGAAGCCGCCGCCCATTCCACCGCCGCCTACGCCGCCCATACCCGCTTCTTCGGGGGCACCATAGATAAGCTTAAGGTCGTTAGGGTCTTTGGAATCTGGGTCAATGCCAAGTTCTTCGCGTTTAAGACGTTCGTTAGTAATTATCTCTTCTTCTGACATCTGTAAGTAACGCTTCATAGTGAACCGTGGTGAGAAGTATGGAATACCATCGGCTGTTGTGTATGCACTTAATAACTGACTATCCAATTCTAACTGACGGTACTTACCGAAGTTAGAAGGCTCAGGTAACAATATACGATACATAGATTCATCAATTCGGATATTTGCCATACGTAGGAAATCTTTAAATTCAGCATCGATGACACGTTCCATATAAGCTTGTAAGCGTTCAATATATAATGAGAAGCGTAATTCCTGAATATATGCGATACCTACTTTACCGTCGTTCCATACAGAACCACCATCAGCAGATTCTTGCATATAGGAAATTGGAATCTTTAAACCACGCCAAATCTTGTGTTGGAAGTATTCGAGGTCGGACAGTTCACCTAAGCCTTGACCACCGGGTAATGTTTCAACTTTAGAACCACGACCATCGGGGCGAGATGCAAAGTAAAAGTCCTCTGACATTGAATGTGGATTATAGGTTGAGTCAACCTGTTGTGTTCCGCCATTCATGGTTGGAATCTTTTTCTGCTTAATTTCGTTCTTAATGTTTTCGAGGTACTGCTTAACACGACCAGGGTGCATCTTACCAACATCGATATAAAATACACGACGTTCTGGTGCACGCTGAATACGGTAAATTAATACAGCATCTTCTAATAATTCTTTTTGTTTGTGTGAACGATAAATTGCGCGCAGGATGGATTCACCAAACGGTTGCGTATCGCTCATGTCGTCGCTTAATGAAAAACGAATGATTTGATTAGATGGAATAATTTCAGATTCTTGTTGTGTATCTTGCTTGGCACCCAATGGCATAGAATATCCACCAGACTTCGGTTTTTGAATATCGTTCTTAATCTGCCATGCTACTACTTTAGTTACATCATGCTCATCTACTACGGCGGCTATTACATTCTTAGGGTGAATAAACTGCCACTTGTCGCCCATCTTTTTACCTTTACGGAAGAATACATCACCATACTTAACCATTAAGCGTGCTGTACTATAAAGTCGGCTTGGGAAATCGTGCATTTGACCCCAACGACGAAGTGCTGCTTTCAGTGTTAAGACTGCTGTAGATTCTACGTTGTCTTCGTCTTCAGTAAGGATGTCTAATTTAAGTGGTTCTTTTGTTTTTGGGTTATTGCCAGTCATTTCTTCAGCAATCGTATCTAATGCGCGCGATACTTCGATGTCGTTATCCATCAAATCATATTCGCGATAGCGGGTCATTCTTGAAGCAGAACCCTGAATTAATCGTTGATACCATGTATAATTGTTATATGCACCGACGTCACCCATTTCCTGTGAGTCGGTCATCTTCGTTGCAGAAGATTGAGGCGTTACAATTTTAAAATGGCTATTGAAGTTTCCAGCTGGCATGTTTTATTCCTATATTACAATAATTTATGAGTATTTATGATTCTAAAAATGCACTGGGCTTATGTATGACCGGCAAGTGCACCTATTCTATTTGAATCGTCGATACTCTGACCAAGTTTTGTCATACCTTTTGCGTTCTTGTCTGCAAGTTCGCCATTTTCACGCATATACCCGTTGAGGTCTTCTAGTGTTTTTAATAATTGTTCATTGGTAGTACTTAACATTTGCTGCTCTGGTTGCGATGGTGTTGCTTCCACATCAGTCGTTTGTCCCGCCTCCGATGATGGTTTCATTGAGGCAGCTGCTGTGGGCGCGTCAGCACTCATACTCATATCGTGGGCTACTAGTGCGGCGGAGGCGGCGAGTGAGCCAGCTGTACCAAGACCCGGAAGCGTACCAAGTACACCCGATGTCAATTCATAACCAGCGCCGATAATATCACCATCCATAAGGCGCGATGTCATAAATCCAAGTGCTGCAATTAAGCCGATACCCGGGATTGCTTTTAGTGCCGTTTTTGCGCCAGCTTTGGTTAGACCCACCGCCGCTTGTGCCGCCTTACCAGCAGCACCTGCACCTTTGGCGGCGACAGCCGATACACCTTTTGCCGCTGCTGTAACGGCACCCGCCGCACCACCTGAACCTGCCATCTTAGCAGCAACTGCTGACGCCGCTTTTGCTGACATAATAGATGCACCTAATGCTACAACACCCGTTGCCACACTACCAAGTGAACTATTAGTTGCTGCGCCCCAGTAATCAGTTAAACCTAAAGCTGCTTTGCTAATATCAGAAATCTCGTTCGTAGCATCCAATTGCTTCTGGTCAAATTTCAAACCTTCACCTGTTGCAGTTTCGAATGTGTCGGCAATTTGAGTGAATCCAGTTTTATCTGCCATCATTTGCATAGACATCGCCTGACCCATACTGGCGCCCGAGCCTGACATTTCACCAAACTTCGCTGCACCCATGGCATTGATTTCTGCCATACGTTTTTCAGCAGCTGCTTTTTCCTTTGGTCCCATTGTACGATATTGGGTTTGTAACTTAAATAATTCTTCGCCTTCGGCACCCATACCCATAGCACCCATCATTGCACGCTGTTTGGCTGCCTGCTTCATACGCTCTTTAGGATTCATCTTATTAAGGGCTTGGAATGTTTTCTGCAATTCCTTAGCACGTTCGATGGTATAGCCCATTGTCAAATATTCTGCTTGGCGCTGTTGTACGCTTAATATGTAAGCTTTACGTTCTGATTCCTGCAACCCCAATAATGTAGAGCGCATACCTTGGTCATTTATAAGTTCAGTGGTTAGGTTAGCAAATTCTTCTACAGTATAACCCAAAGCACGATAATTCTTTTCGTACATCGTAGTTTGTTGCGCAACAGCATCACCAAGGTCGTCTTGTGATACACCAATGCGTGCCATATTCTTATGAAACATTGCGGCGCCTTTAGCTGCTTCTGTATAATCTGATGTTAAGCCGCGAAGTGATTCGGTGCTTGTTTGTAAAGATTGTTTGAAGTCTACACCCGCACTGGCTGCCGCTAAACCTTCTTGTCTAGTATCTTTTAATAGCTTCATATAATCAAGTTGGGATATGCCCATCTTGGTCATACCATCTATCCAACCAGCATCTGCTGTTGCTGTTGCTTGTGCGAACCGTTGTTCTTGTTCTGCAAACTTTAAGAAATCCTTTCCTATAGTTTTTACATGTCCTGTCCATTTCGTTAATGTGGCTTTTGACTCGTCGAAGGCAGTACGCAATTCTGCTTGGGCTTGAATGGTTTCTTCGATAGCATCAATTTCTTCTTCGACCTGTTCAATTTTCTTTTCAGACATTTTGATGCCATCGCGGATAATGAACGTTTGCTTCTGATTCATATTAGCCAATGGTCTAAACGATTCAACGCCTTCTTTCTTTAATGTAGTGCCTGCCTTTTTTGCTGCTTCTTCTAATTCTTTGAGGGCTTCATTGAGGGCATACTGACTCTGAAACTTAATTTTTGCTGTTTCGTTTAGTTTGAGGGCGAACTTCTTATATTCGCTCTTATCGCTACGCTCCCGCATGACATCCGTAAGAGTAGATAGTTCTTTCTTTATATTGTTTGAACCTAGTTTTTCTTCGAGCTTTTTATAAAGTTTTCTGTCTTCCTTAGAAAGCGCTTCATCTCTGTCACTACTTTGCTTTATTGCCTTAATAACGTCACTATTATCACCCGCACCACCTTGAGGCTGTTTACCAAACATCGGTTGCATAGTTTGTGCAATTTTAATAATTTGTCGGATTTGTTGTTCTGATAGTGTTTCAGGTGGCATATTTTAAACCTATTTTTTAGTGTCTTATATATTTATGACGTATGCAATTACCTAGTTTTGTGATATAAGTAGAAGTATAAATAGAGGTATAAAATAACAATAGGAATACCCATATGGAAAATATACCAGAACTAGACACTCCAACAGTTACTGAAGTCGTTAACCCACTATTAAGGCGTGTAGAAATGCCCGGTAGTACATTTCAATTACCCTCACGTGGATTATTCTACAAAAACGGGGAACTTCGCGATGACGCAGAGATGGGAGAAGTACATGTACACCCCATGAGCGCATACGATGAAATATTAATGAAATCACCAGACCACTTATATTCGGGTGTGGCTGTCGAAAAGGTATTCATGCGGTGTATTCCGCAAGTTTTGAAGCCAAGTGAACTAATAGCAAAAGATGTAGACTTCCTGTTAGTATGTTTACGACAAGTCACTTATGGTGATGAAATGGAAGTGACATATACACATAGTTGCCATGAAGCCAAAAATCATTCCTATATTATTCCATTATCGGCGTTTCTATCGTCTACGAAAAAAATAGACCCCACCACTGTTGGTAAAGTCTATACAACCACAATGAAGAATGGGCAGGTTGTTAAACTACACCCATCCAAATTTAAAGACGTAATTAAGATGTATCAGGAAACTGAAACAGTATCTACAACACCAGAAGCAGATTTGGATATGGCGGTTTTTATTATACGAAGTATAATATATTCTGTTGATGATATCACCAACCAAGAGCAGATTGATGAATGGATTAGGACGATATCTGCTGGTTGGTTAGGGGAGCTAACGAATGTAATTGAAAAGGCTAGTGATTTTGGTCCCGACTTTAAACTAGTAACAGAATGTAAAGATTGTGGCGCAACGATTGAAATTCAAACACCAGTCAACCCGATAAGTTTTTTTATGTGACGCGGAAGACGCGTGATACTGAGCAGATTAATGTGATGTATGACAGATTGAACCGCGATACCAAAACAATTATAAACAATTCAATTCAATTGGCGTATTTCATGCGAGGAGCTATGGCGTATAACGATATTATGTTTTCCATGTCTTATGTGGAACGAGATTTGGCTATGACGTTTGTCAATGATAGATTGGAATCAGAGGGGAAAAATCCACATCCTGTGTATTAAAAAAAAAAAGGGGCTTTCGCCCCCTTTTTTTATCTGTGTTTATTTAGCGCACTTGCTATTGCATTGGCTTCCACTTCAGCGTCGAACGTCTTCTGTATAGTAGTGCGACCATTCAACAAATGCCAATTATTTTCGGTTTCTGGTCCAAATTTGAAACCGTTCTTTAGGTACTTAGGTACAAATTCACCAACGGCTACTATTGAT